GCAACCTCGACCTGCAACTGGGTAAGTCGGTCGTTCCTTCGGGTCGTGAATTGGTAGGTGTTGGCGTTGACGATGGCTTCAACCAACTGGCCATCCAGTTCGAGCCATACCTGCCCGGAGCGAACCATCTCAATAAGCCAAGCGGATTCGGCATCGGTCAGCCAGTCCGAGTTGAGTGCGTAAACGTAGTCAAACTCACCTGCCCAAACTTTGTCGTAGGTGGTGGTCGCATAAACGTCCGAGTTGTAGCCGAAGGTCTGCCGGGTAATGTTGGCCCGCTTGCGGTTCTTGAGCGTAAAGGTGTAGGAGTCAATACCTCCGTATTTGTTTTGGAAGTGTACCGGAATGGAATTGAATCGCTGGCATTGCCCGATGACGTAGCGTTGACGAATCGTGATGTATGCCCCCCTTGAGAAGTAAACGTCGTAGAAGTCCCCGGGATTGCCTTGGAATAGGTAATCTCCGGGGTTCCCGTCGGGCAAGCATTGCCCCGACGTGAGGGCTTTGAGGTTCATTGGCCCGACCCCGAAGCGGATGACATTCGAACCCGATACACTCGACGCTAACACATCGAACTGCCTTGCAAAGGTCGCTCCTGTTGCACTCCAATACTGGATGTAAGCCTTCTCGACCCCGTAGTTGAACTGCCCGATGGAAAGCCATCCGTAGCTGTCGGCATAGACCGTGCGAGTCGTCGGGGTTGTCAGCATCCGGGTCGTGTCGTTGACGATAGCACCGCTTGGGAAGTACAGACCACCACTCCAAGTCGCAAGTTCGAGTTGTTCTAAGTTTCCTGCGAAGGAAACATTCCCCGACACGGTTGTAACCGTTCCCGTCTGCACGACAGGCGTGTTCCCATATTCCTCCATAAAGTCAAGCCTGTACCCCGAATAATACCCGGCATGGTCCACGAAACCCGTTTGGGTAAGCGATGGCTTAGTCGGTGCAATCAGGGTTTCAACGACCTTGGCAACGTCGAAGAATCCGAAGTTGGTGGTGGGCAGTTTGTCGCACTTCAACCGGGCAAGGGTGGTCCCTGCTGGGTTCTTGACATCGCAGACGTAGCGGTAGTTCGGTTGAGCAATCAGCGAACCGCTGACCTTGAAGAGCATCTTGTTGTAAACGGGTGTTGCCACTTGGGGCGACCCGGAAAGGACGGTTGTTGCCATTTTATAGTTTGGTTGCTACGCTTATGGATTTGCCAAGGGTTTCAGCGATGGTGTTCACCAAAACGTCTATCATTTCGGGGGATAGTGCGTTGCTCATAAAGTTCGTGGCCCGTGTACCTCGCTGGAATACCCAATAGGCAACCGACCTGCCATCGACCAATCCCTGCTCCTGCTTCGTCCGCATCCGCTTGAGTTCACGGGAATAGGTCGGCACAACTACTTTTTCCTTGTTGGCTATCCAATCAGCCATGGCTTGGGCAGGTGGGAACTTGTCCCGATATTGGAATGGCGACCTCGGAGCCTTTGCGCTTGAGGACTTGCCTCGCACCCCTTGGTCAACGTACTTCCAATAGGGGTTGGCCATGATAGCCACGACGATTTGCTTTGCGGATAGTTCGATGTCTTCGGGGGCGATGGATGCCGAGAGCGTTCCCCCTGCATTTGCGTTGGCTGCTTCGAGGTTCTTCTTCGCAAGTTCAATGACATTCTTTACCCACTTGACCAGCACGTCATAGGTTGGCGACTTGCCTCCACTCTTGGGTCCTGCGATTGAACCAATGCCCTCAAGAGCGGCTTGGTCGATATCTTTCATCGAACCGCTGCCGAACTTGTTTACGGACTTACCATTGGCGAGGATGATTGTCTCCATACGAGTAAATGTCCCCCGTGCTGGAATGTGTAGTCAGGACAGGATTCGAACCTGTACACCTTTCGGTCTTCCCCTTCCACTTAAGGGAGGGGACGGTTTAACCAATTCCACCACCTGACTAATGCAAATATACTACCTTCTTCTCGCTCTTTCAGCCTCCATCCTCTCCGCCTCTAAAATGTCGTGAATCAGGAGTGCATAATTGAGAAACTCCACCGCCTTCATCGCAAAGATGGCATCGAATTTCAGCACGTCTTTGTTTGCCATCCTCCACACGACCATCAGCCATCCGTACCCGGCAAGAGGGCTTACGTCAACTCCCCTGCCTTCGTCATCAGGTGCTTGGAATAGTCGCTCAAAACTTTCAAGTAGGATTCTGAACTTAGCAAAAAAAAACTGACAACCCCCCAAACGTCCCCGACCTTGGCGTGTTTCTTCATCAACTCGGCTCGCTCCGCATGGGCAGCCCCGTCGTACTTTTTCGGGAAGAATCCGAATAGACCGCCTTCCCTGCACAAGGTCGCCATGATTCGGTGGAGGTTCTGCAACAACTGCTTCTCGTCGGTCGTGTTTGCGTCCATGAGTTCAATCAACTGCCCAGCGGTTAACTCATCCGTGAAGACCGTCGGAATCCACCACTTGCCCCCGGCTTTGAACTTCCGCTTGTAGCCCAATGTAGGCAATGCGTTCCACTCGCTGATGATGGCCTTGTAACGCTTTAGGACGCTCTTGGCGGGCATCTCTCGGACGATTGATATATCCACCCCCTCAACGATTGCGACGACTCCTGCACGCTTGTCGTAGTCCCCAAGGACGCTGCTGAACTCAATGGCTCCGATGCGTTGGAACTGGTCGATGGTGAGGTCTTGGAGTTTCATAGCCATAACTTGGGTCTTGAGTTGCAACGGATTTCGGGAACGACAACCATGGGCAGGTCGTTAAGCAGGGCGAGGTTGGTCAGGATGCTTTGGTCGTGCCTGTGGTCAATGAATGATGGATGGTTCGGGTATTCGCTTGGGTCGTCATTCACGGCCTTGTCAACGTGCAGCCACTTGGACCACTCGTACATGAGGTCAATCGTGAAGTCGGTCTTGCGTAGTCCGAGGAACCCTGCCTCTATCTGCATCGGTTTCTCGTTAAAGAATTGAAGGCAGTCCATCAAGGCATAGCAGTCGCCCTTGGTGTATGAGATATGGTTGTGGAAGTTTTGATGCAACAAGATGGGGTTGTCTTGCAAGTATTGCTTGGCAAACTCAAAGCAGCCATCCCCGTGCAGGTCTTGGGCATCCAAGTAAAGCAGGGCTTCGTCCTCCTGCAAGTCAAAGAGAGCGTCAAGGATGATTTGAGGCTTCCACCTCCACCAGTTGTTGCCCCTGCCCGGACGTTTCTCGTCCTCGGTCGTTGTGATTGGGAAAGGGTACTGATTAGCCTGCGCTCTCGCTGCTGGAAGGTATTCACTCGTTGCGTAGTTGACCCCGACTAAGTACATCTTAGAACCCGTGAGAGTTTGCGAAGGCGTGTTTGAAGGCTCCCACGTTGTAAGGGATGTCAGCAAATCTCTGCGAGTAGGCTCGCTCAAGGATGTGGCCGACGTGGGGAATAGCGACCAACTTCTGCTCAATGCAAGCGATGGTCAGGTCAAGGTAGGAATCGTCCCAAGTAAGCGTGTAATTGGAAGTTACAGGCACGACGGGTTGATGGAACTCCTTTGCCCCCCTTCCAGTCAGTTGCTTGATGTGTGGCTCGTAATTATCACCGCACGACCAGTAAGGCACAACGTCCACAGGGACTCGGAAATAGGCGCAGTAAGTCCGTTGGTCAAAGTCGCCTGTCTTGGTGAGGTCGTACTCGAAGAGGTTCACGACATCTCCGTTCTTGATGTAGCCGTTCTTGGCTAAAGCGTACCACCCCGTCCAAGCGACGAGGTTTCGGTGGCTCTCGATGTTGTCGGGTTCGTCCCTTGCAACGATATGGTCAAACTCAGCCATTCCACTAAAGTCCTTGAACCCAAGCATGACCCAAGTGTAGGGAAAGAAGTCCCTGAACCTTCCCTCGGCTTCGCATTGCTTCACGATGTCCGTATCGTGGCAGAAGATGTAAGTTTTTGCCTTCATTTCTTGTAGAGGGTTAAAAGCATCCTGCCTCTTTGGTCGGTTGACCCCTTGGCTTCGTGTGGTTGCAGTTGGCTCGTAAGGTTGATCATCGTCAGAAGTTCGGCATCGTGGATGACCATTGTCCCACCGGGGTTGAGGGCTTTGTTGAACAACTCCACCATTTCGGGAATCATGCCATCCCCGTGGTCGGAATCGTGAAAGATGAAGTCAAAAGTCCTGACCTCTTGCAGAGCCATGTGGCTCGGTTGGTTGTTCCATTCGACCTTGAACTTGGACAGGAGGGCTTTGCGCTTATCCTCAACCGTTGTATCGGTATCGTAAACCACGACGTCAAGCCCAGCCAAGGCGATAGCGAGCGTCGAGTGTCCGAGGTAGGAACCCAGTTCTAAAGCATGGCCTCCCTTGTACTTCTTGGCTTCTTCGTAGACTTCAATGATGTGGTCCACCGCAGTCGTGTAGATGTGCGAGTAGTCTAAGGCTTTGAGTTGGTCAATGTGTTTTTTCATGCTAAAAAGTTATGACAAAGCGTTCAGGCGAAGGCCAGCCGGGGTTGGAATCAAAGACTTTGGTGTCGGGTTTCTTTCCTATCCAATGCTCGGCTTGATAGCGTTGCTCCCGTTTCGGCTCACCGAGTTCCTTGATGTGGCTTGACTTGGCCCACCAAAAGTTGCCCCCAAAGTACGGATAGCCTTCGGGGTTGTTGTGGTCAGCCATGTGAGGGAACTGCTCCTTGGTAATCCAATGGCAGCCGACTGCATCGACCTGCTCCAGCATTTGCATGGACCGCTCCCAAGCGACCACGTTAAAGAATAGCATGGACCTGCCCCAAAGTTGGGTTGTCAAGGATGGATTCGCAGCCCCCTTCGTGTGGGCGTACAGGTACACGGCTTCTTCTTCTTGGCTTGCCCGGTACATTTCGGTAAGCGTCGCCTGCTCCCAAGCGTTGGTCCGGGTAACCACAACCTTGACCTTATCGGCCACCATTGAACCTTCCAGCACCTCCTTGACCGCCTTGCGTTGTTCGGGTGGTCCGACGATGCCTACACGGATTTCATCCAAGACGTTGATAAGCCCGTAATTGCACACGGCCATCATATGCTGGTTGAGTATCAACTGCCAGTTGCCTCCGCAGTAAATGTGGTAGTAGTGGATGACTTTCATTGTTGGCTGTATTCCTCAAGCAGCAGAACTAAAATGGCGAGAATAAAGAAAACGGCTGCTGCCACTTTCACGATTTCAATGAGTAGGTCGGTGATGCGTTCGGTGTTCATGGCTGCTGTGCAAGGCATTCCTTGAGTTCAACAAACTCTTCAGGAGCGTATTTCTCGCCAACACCAATCGGGTCTTTCGTGTATGCCGTGAGTTCTGCCATTGCCTGTTCAATGCTCTCAAAGGCAAATGACTTGCATCCTATCTGAACCATACATCCACGGTCGCAGAATTGGATGTTGACCTGCCATTGCTTCAGAAGACGGATTTGTTCTCTTGTGCGTGTCATTGTTTAGGGGTTTAGTACCCCAAAGTTACACCACAACGTACTTCCCTGCATTACTGACTCTTAACTTATTGAGTGCCACATATCGCATCGCATCGCAGGCGTGGTTGAAGGAGTCTATCGGAACCCCCGTGTTCTTTCCCTCTTTGTCGGTAGCCCAAGTATAGGACCGCAGTTCCTTGATGAGGTTGGTGGAGTCCTTGGTTACCTGCAACTTAAAGCGTTTCAAGATGTCTATCCCGTTCCGAACCGAGTCGGGGCCTTTCTCCGCTGGCTTGATGTTAAAGCCAAGTCGGTAGATTTCCTCGATGCTCTTGGGTTCTGCTGAATCGGCCACGATCTCCCAAGCCCTTGTGATGCCCAGCGACCGCAACTTGTCTGCAATGTCTTGGTTGGTCAGGCCCGTGGAGTAGAGCAGTTCTTGGATGAGCAGGCAGTCCCCTTGGCGGTAGATAGCGACCAAGGCCGTTGGGTCGTTGCTGAACCCCCAGTCAAGCCCAAGGGCGACGAATTTCGCACGGCTGACATCTATCCCCTCCACGACCTCGAAGTCCTCGTAGATGGCCCCCTGTAGCGTCCCGACCTGACCGAGGCCATAGACCTTCCACCAGTTCGCCCAGTAGGCAGAGGTTTCGGCTTTGGTCTTGGCTTTCTCAATCTCTCGGATGATGGCAGGGTCAAGGGCTTGGTTATCCTTGTAGGTAACGAGCAGGAACTCGGCATCGGGGTCATTCATCAATTCGGTATGCGCCCAAAACTCTCGAACTGGATTGTAGTCGATATAGATGGCGGTTCTTGTTCTTATGGCCAGTTGGTGATAGGCTTCCCATGCGATGTTGTTCGCTTCGTTTACAAATAGCACGTCTCTCCTCGCCCCTCGCATCTTGTCGCTTTGGTCAGCGGAAAAGAACTCGATGTAGGAGCCATGCGGAAAGTCATATCGGAGCAGCGTTCGGTTGTATAGTTCCTCTTGGTAAAGCCCTGTCATGTTGAGCATCTTGAGGAAGTCCTTGAGCGCACCCCTGCGAAGGTGGGGGATGGATTCGGAAACTACCGAAATCTCAAGCGGACCGCATTCGGGGTTGGCTGCATAGGAATAAAGCAAGGACAGGATGGCAAAGGTCTTGCCTGCCGATGAACCGCCTTGGACTATTCGGACTCTCTTGCGGAATCCATCAATCTTGATTGCCGTTGTTGTTGGTGTCAACTTGTAGTTTTACGCCCTGCCAAATTGGTTGAGGCGATATGGTTGCAGCGACCTCCTGCTTGGGTTGACCGTACACCCGTGATAGCAGGGTTTCCATCGAGTACAGCGTTCCCTTCTCAATGGACTTGCGGATGGCCGAGGCGATTGTCTTTTCGAGGACCGTTGCCGTTGGGTTGTCCCATACCGCCTTGACTTCCTCCAAGGTCATGGCCATCATGTTTTGGATGGTGTCGTTGATTTCGGACCTCTTGTACCCTTGGTCAACCAAAGTGCTGACGTACTTGCGTGGACGACCATTGGGGTTGCCTGACTGCCCCTTCTTGAATGGATTGAGGTTCGATATGTCAGGGTTGGGATTCACTGATTAATCTCTGTTTTGTACGGCAGGCCGTTCCTCTTGACCTCCAAGGTCGGGTCAAGTTTAAGCATCCTGTCCACGATGACTTGGCAGTACTTCGGGTCAAGTTCCATGCCGTAGCATTTGCGGTTTAATTGGTGGGATGCGACCATTGTTGAGCCTGAACCTAAAAATAAATCAAAAACTTTATCATTTGTATTGCCCCAATTATTTAAAAACCAAGCAGCTAATTCTATTGGCTTTTGTGTTGTGTGCAATCTTTCTTCTCCTTTCTCTTTACTCTTAAACCCACCCCATGTTATCCATGCCATTTTATTTCTTTCCTGCTTAGACCAACACAATTCAAAGTCTGCATGGGGAACATCTTTTTGGCTTTCTGTTTTTCTATTCCAAACAATACAGCCACCCCTTCCTAATTTATCGGGATAGTATTGCATTCCCCAAATGAATATTTCTTTGCAGTAGCTAAATTCTGCCAATAAAAAAGAAGGGTCAAATGGTTCGCCATCCCCTAATATCATTTCCCCCTTATTACGTTTCCCTTTACCATTTTGTTTTTCTATACCATCCCATCTTTGAGTATTATCGTAAGCTATTCCATAAGGCGGGTCGGTAAACACCATGTCAGCCTTCTGCCCATCCATCAACTTCGCAACGGCATCGCTATCCGTTGAATCCCCACAAAGCAAACGATGCGGACCAATTTCGAACAGGTCGCCCAGCACGATGTCGGTCTGCACTTCGTCAGGCATCTCGTAGTCATCTTCCTCCGCTTCCAGTTCCTTGGCGTTGTCAAAGTCGGGCAGGTCAAGACCCCACTCTTGCAGTTCCTCGGTATCCCATTCGTTTGCAAGCATATCCCAATCCCACTCCCCTCCGCTTACGTTGTCTTTGATAATGAACTGCCTTTGCTTGTCCTCGTCCCAATCCACGACTTGAATCGGCACGTCCTTCCATCCTGCCTCACGCATCGCCTTGAGCCTCATGTTGCCTCCAAGCACAACCATATCGGTATTGACCACAACGGGACGAACCTCGGCCATTTCGGGTAGGTCTTTTATGGATTGTACGAGTTTCTTGAACTTGTCGTCCTTGATGACCCTTGGGTTGTTCGGGTTGTTTTTAATGGTTCCTATGGGTACTCGTTGCATCAGTATTCGATTTTGTCTATGAGTTCGTCAATCTTGTCCACTATCTTCATCTTGACCGCAAATGCGTTCGGAGCATTGGAATCGTCCACCGCTCCGATGCAGTCGCAGAGGGTCGTTATGACCATCATCAGCGAATCCATCCGAGCCTGCACTTGGGCTTCGTCATCCTTCGCCTTCGAGTTCGCCAAGTTCTCGGAGTTTATTTCTTGACCATGAGAGAGCCGACTTGCCACCCCAAAGGAGGTAACTGATGTAACCGCAGTCCGAGGTATCGTCTGCATTGTCGTAGTAGGTTTCGGCCCTTGACAGGTAGGAGTGCATCCGCTTGATGGTTTCCACCGAGATGGGTTCTCCCTTGGACAAAGTGGCTGCCCTGACCTTGCCCGTTTGGGTGGCGCACTTGTTCCCGTTGCGTTCGTTCAACTCAATCCCTCGCTTGGCATTGGACCGAATCTCTTGGCCGTAATCCGAATAAGACTCGAACTGCTGCCTTTTGTGATTCTCCCAAGTTGAGCCACAAACGGCCAATCGTTGAGCCGTATCGGGAAATTCTGCATTGGTTTCGTTGTTGCTCATGCAGCGACCGATAAAGCCTTCTCTTGACTCGTTATTGTTCGGGATTGGCAGGGGCATTCAGGGAGTGGTTTATGGTGTTTTGGTTGGACTCGGCAAAGAGGTCCGCTTGTAGG